TTCGGGCACTAATTTGGTCGAGACTTGGATTCGCCTGTTGGAACCTCTTATCGCAGTCATAAATGACCGCGAAGACTAGAAGTTCGTTTCCAGTCAAACCGAGTCGTTGATACATCCAGTCAAAGACACGAAAGAAGGACTCGTTTGTCGTTTCTAGTTGGATTTGTGTTTTGTTGTCCTTCATCTTTTCTCCTTTCATCCGCTCTTCTTGGCGGTGGTTTTCTTGCTCACTCGTGGAGCGATTGTGTTTTTCTTCAGCTTGGCGATTTCCTCTTCGTTTTTCTTGATTGCATCTCTTGCTTTCTTCCTGTCATCGGATTCCATATCCATTCGAGTGACTAGGTTTGCGACCATGTAGTTATCCATGGAAGCTCTCAGCATAGATGCGGTCAAGGTGCATCCCTTTGCTAGTTCCGAGAGAAAGAGGAGCTCTCTGTCGGTTAACTTCAGCGCCATGTGGCGACCTCTTCAATCTTGTTGGGGTGTTGGTAGTAGTGGTTCATATCAACGACATTGTAGGAGATGACTTCTCGATACATCGTGACTGCTTTGTAGCGTGGGTCACGTTTGAGCTTGTGATATAGATTGACCATGTCGAGGTCAGTCATTCTTCCTTTTTGGTGGATTTTATGAGTAGCAACGCGGAAGCCATAGGGTTCCTTGGCGACTAGTTCTTCAGTGACTATCATCAACTTTCCGAGTGTTTTCATTGCTTGCTCACTCCTTTCTTATTCGTGACGGATGTGAAGAGAATGTTCTCTGACTGACCGGCTCGGACTTGGCACTCCTGGAGTGCGATGAAGCCTTCACGGACTTTCAAGTCGCTGTTCAGAAGAATCTCATTTGCGAGTGCCTTCTCCAAGAACTGGAAGGTGTTGATTGCTGTCTCTTTGTTTCCCATGATGAACTCCATGTGGAAGTTCTCGGATTCATCATCAATGACCTTCTTGTTAATCATGATTTTGTAGGAAACGAGTGAAGTGTATCTTCGCTCGAACTCTTCAACTTTCAATTTGTCTTTTGGCATGTTTCTTTTCTTTCCTTTCGAGTGAGGCGGTCTCTTATGAGAAACCGCCGTATTTTTTACAGATATAAATTGGGATGTTTGGGAAGTCCTGTCCGATGGCAGTTCTCATCTCGAACTCTCTTGCGTTCTTGTCGCTTAGGTGCATCAAGAATATTGCTCGACATCTCGACAAGTTCAGTGATTTCAGGAGCTTTCGTGTTCCGTAAAGACCCATGTGTGAGTTGTAGATTCTCTCGTATCTCTTGACCAGTGGAATGTCGTTTTCCTTCTTTGCTTTGCTGTATTCGATGTGAAGGGATTGGTCAAGGTAGTTGCATTCGACAAAGGCGAGGTCAATCGGTATGGATGACAAGTCACGTTTCACGCTTCTTGAGTCATTGATGAAGAGAATGTTGTCTCCGTTCATCTCATCTCGGATGATGAATCCCATCGACTCTGGAGCGTCATGTTCCACGTAGAAGGGAAGAACCATGACTTGAGGAGCGATGTATATTGGTTGCCAGTCGTGAAGGGTGTTGAACCTGTTCGGAGTGATGTCGACTTTGTTGTCCTTGAGAGTGGATTCAGAAGCAAAACATTGAATGCCTCTATCGTTGAGAATGTGGGCGCCTGCGCTATGGTCGTGATGGAGATGAGTGACAAGTAGCGCTTCGCTTTCTAGTGGGCTAGGAGCGCCATTTTTGAGAGCTCTCATGATGAGTTCTTTATAGGGGAACCCAGCTTCCACCATGATTTGGTGGAAGTGGGTGGGGTCGGCTGGGTCATAGAACTTGAAGATGTAGCTGTTGCCGGACGAAGAACTTCCGAGGCAGAAGACCTCTGGAGAGTTCTCACTCATTAGAATGGCAAGTCTCCATCATCATCGGCAGGAGTGGGCTGTTGTTTTGGTTGCGCCTTTTGAACGAACTCGTTGTTGGTGGCTTTGGGTTGTTCGAAATCGGCGACTTTAGGAGATGCGATTGATGCAACTTCTTTGTCGATTCTCTTGGGGGTTTCTTCATCGGCTTTGTTTTGGCTCACGTCGATGATGGTTCCTTCGTCTTCGTTCCTTGCGATGTCGTTTACTGCATCGGCGATAATGGTTGTCTTGTAGTCTTTGGGATAATTCTTCAAGACATTGTTCTTCATCTTTCTGACAATCATCAATTCTCTTGAAGAAGGGCTTCTCCATGCTGGGGAGACCTTTCCCCTTGTGCAGATGGAAGTGTCGTCAAGAATCTCATCCAGTGTCTTGTTCTCACATTCCTTCATGAGTTGATTGTAGGTGTTCAAGTCTTTATCCATGCCCTTTGTGAGGTTGTTCTGGATATGTGCGAGAAGATTGTTCTTGACATCATCTCTGGAAGAGAACAGCCATTGCCAGGAGCCATCATTTTTCTCGATGCCATAGACAACGAGAACGACTTTGCCATGAGGTGGGAAGGCAGGAGTCCATTCGGGGGGATTTCCGCCGTTGCCCTTGAAAGTGGGCATCTTGAAGTCGTCTCCTTCTCTAACAAGCCAAGGTTCAGAGATGGACTTCACATTTCTTCCGAACTTTTCAGTGAGAGTTCTCCATCCTTCGCCTTGGGGTGCGATTGTCATTTTGTCGCCCTTGATGGCAAGGTAGCCTTCAGAGGGATAGCTTGCGAGGTTAATTTCCATAAGTGCGACTTGAGTCAAGGTTTGCGAGATTGAGCTCTGGTCAAGCTCCTCGAACTTGTGAATGTTCTTGTTTGCGTTGATGGTGTCTTGCATTTTTTGAATAGCGAGAATGACGCACTGCTTTTGATAGTTTGACATCTCGATTCCGGAGTTCTTGAGAGAGCTCGCGATGGATGCGACATAAGTGTCTTGGACTTTTTGAAGACCGGATTTGAAGACCGGCGCTTGTGTTAATTGTTCAGCCATTTTCTTTTGGTTTCCTTTCTGCTTTTTATAAAGCGACTACTTGTGGCTTTTCGAAGTCATCTCTGACAATGGTTGTGATGACTTGTGATGTGGTGTCAATTTCTTTGATGGATTGAGAATCGAGTGTTTCGCCTTCATCGAAGATAATGGGGATTTGTGGAAGTCCGAGCGCTTTTCGAATGTCTTCAATTATGGCGATTCCTGTCAAGATTCTTTCGGAGTTTGAACCATGCTCGAAGGGAGTTTCCTTACCTTTGATGAGCGGATAGCAAACGGAATTGAAGGAGCCTTCCTTGATGTTGTTCTCGAAGAGGACAAAGTCGATGTCAGGGAACACTTTTTTGGTGGAATCCTTAATCATTTCGAGCTTTGAGATTGTGAAGGCTTTGGTCAGGATTTGCTTTTGCTCGGATTCTCCAAGGTGCTTGTTGAGCTTCTTCTTCTCTTCAAGACACTTGTTTTTATCCGCGTTGGCACTATTCCAGAAGACTCTCTTCATGAGCGTGTCTTCGGCGCTTTGGAGCTCTTCGGCAACGCTTGCCTTATAAGATGCGACTCTATCTTCAATCGAGTGCTCTTGAGCGGATTTGGCGGTGTTTGCTTCTGCCAGGAGTTTGTTGCTCAAGGTCTCGACTTCTTCAAGTTCGGTTTGATAAGAATTGACCTTTTTCACGATGGAGTTGAGAAGTTGTTCCTTTTGGTTCTTCTGCTGTGAGAGCTTAGAAATCTCGAGTTCCATGGCGTCGACATCCACGAAGGTGTTGTTGCTTGCCTTGTTCTTAAGTTCTTCGAGTTCCGCATTCAATCGACTCATCTCGGTGTTGTTCGCTGTTCCTTGTTCCTGGATGCGTTGGAGTCGTTTTGCCTTGTCGGATTCGAAGTCAGCTCTTGCCTTGTCTTTGATTTCTTGGTTGAGAACGCATCCGCATTGAGGACAGACCACATCCGTGATGGAATCTTCTTCAAATTGACTTGCTTTGATTGCCTTATAGTTTGCAAGAAGGGTGTTTCTTCTGGATTCGCATTCTAAGAGTTGAGCTTCGATTTGTTTCATCTTTCTTCTCAGCTCTTCTTCGGCATTCTTGCCTTCATCAATCAGCTTTCTTTGACTTTCGATTTTGCCTTGAAGAGTAGAGATTTCGTAGCGGATGTCGTTCTTCTCGTTAAGGAAGGCGGTGTTGTTGATTTCCTCTTCCTGGAACCATGCAGTCTTGACTTCTTGGAGTTGATTCCTTGCGTTCTCATATCGCTTCCAGGCTTCTTCATATTCGACCGAAGAGTTGGGGGTATTTTGAAGGTCATAAATCGCCTTGTTGATGCGGTTCTTTGTTTCCTGGGCTTGATTGAGTTCTTCATCGGTCACTTGGTTCTCGCTCATCTTCGTTGTTGCGTTCTCAAGAAGGGTTTCTTGTTTTGCCAGTTCTTCCTTATCCTTCTTGATGTCATTCGCATATTTCTTCAAGAGGTAGTCGGTTCTTCCGTTTTGGAGTTCAAGGTCGGTGCAGATGGGAATGTATTGTGGATATGCGTTGAAGACATCGGAGTCCTTAACTTCCTTGACCAGTGAGAAGATGAACTCTCTCGCTTTCTTATAGTCGACTTGACTGAACAAGTAGAGCGGATTCAGGAGAGCGGATGCAAGGTCGATTTGATACTCGTTGGCGAGTGTCTTTGAATTGAGCAGTTTCTCATTGATGATTTGTTTTGCTTCGGAGATTTTGGCGATAGGTGTTCCATTGATGGAATAGGTGGTCTCGTGACCTTGGAGTGTTTCTTCGTTCTCCTTGCCTCTGGTCTTGACCCATTTCTCTTTGTAGGTCTTCTTGATGACATCTCCAGTGTCGGTTGTGATTTCCACAGATGCTGTGGCTCTAGGTTCGTCTTGAGAAATGATGGTGTCGACATCACTCGAGCCATCAATAAGGGTGTCAGTAAGTAGCCAGTAGATGGCTTGAATCGTGTTCGTTTTTCCGATGTGGTTCTTTCCCACGATGGCGGTTTTTTGAGTCAAGTCGAACTCACTTGACTTGATGTTTCTGAAGTTTTCGATTTTTACATTTGTGATTTTCATATTCGTTCTTTTTCCTTTTCTAGAAATTAAGAGCCACGACCTCGGTGTCTTCGTCCAGCCAAACGGAGTGATGGAGTATCACAGGCACTCCATGAAGACTCACTTCTTCATCGCATAGGCACAAGATTTTTCTCCCCTTTTTATTCGTGCTCTTGTGCCATTTGAGTGGGAGCTGTTCGCTCAGTTCTCGGAATTGGATTCCTTGAGGGATGTCTTTTAATTTCATCTTTTTCTTTCCTTTCTGTATTAGATTCTCTTCACGACTTCATCGACTGAGTCAGGAGTCATGTCGTAGTAGATGTTGGAGATGTCGTTGTTGGACTGGTCTCCATCGAAGTGTCCGACTTTGGATGGTTTGATTTCCTTTAGGGATGGGAAGATGACTCGAGCCATTAAAGTGTCAATGTAGAAGCGCCTTGTCGCTCCATTTACATGAATCTTGACGGATGGTCTTTTTCTTCTAGGGGTGCTCTTGGATGTTGTCATCTTGGTCATCTTTCGGCTCTTCTTGTCTTGCCTGTAAACGTTTCCGATGTAGTCCACGAAGTAGCGTGCGCTTCTTGTAGAGAATAGTCGGAAGAGCTGGTCGGTTTTATACTCGTGATTTTTGAGATAAGCCACTCTCTTGCCTTGGTAGAGTTTGAAGTTCATTTGCATTTCTCCTTGACCACCTTGTCTAGGTCGAAGAGGAACACTCGGCGACAATAGGCTTTGACCATCTCTGACGGCACTCCTCGGACTCCTGGATTCACGTAGTTGTTTTCTTGGAGCAGGTTGAGGTAATCTTTGCGAAGCTCTTGGAAAGTGTGGATTGATGCTTTCTCCGTCACTCCGAAGGTGGTCAGGATAAGAACTATCTCTTTGCGACCCCAGAAGACTTTGTTGTAGATTGATTTAATTTCTTCCATTTGTTGTTCTCTCCTTGTTCATTTTGGGTTAAGTTTTTGTTGTTTGTCGGTTGCAAAAGTGCAACTTAATTTTCAAAAAAAACTGACAATGTTTCCTCTTTGCCAAGAACGGAACAAATAGCGAGAATCTCTGCGCGAGTGAAAGAACCAGTCTTTTGCTTCCTATAAAGGCGCTCAAGAGGGATTTTTGCTCTTTCAGCAAGCTCTTTTTTCTTGATGCCCTTTTCAGAGCAAAGCGCATTGAACTTGTTTGTGTTGAACATGTGCGTTCTCCTTTCTGTTGCATTTTGCAACTAAGATGATTTTATTCCTTCGTTTGCAAAAATGCAACCAAAATTATTAAAATTGTCACTTTTGTTTGAAAAATAGAAACCGCCACATTAAAATATAACTGACCCTTGAAAAGGAGCTTGAAACTATGACAAACGCAGAAGTGGCTTCATTATTAAAGAAGAGAAGACTTGAACTCAACCTCAAACTCGAAGATGTCGGAAACGCCCTCGGTGTTCACAAGTCCACAATATCCAGGTGGGAGAGTGGCGATGTAAACTCAATCAAAAGTGGTCACCTCTATCTTCTGGCTAAAGTCTTATATTTGCCAGTTGAAACGCTTCTCGGATTTGACACCGACAAGAAGATTGAGAGCGCCGAGACTATTCTCTTAAGAAAGAAGATTGAGAGCGAAGTTGAGAAAATACATGACAAGGATGTTCTGGAGCAAGTTCTCCGCATCGTTAAAACATTTATAAAGGAGTGAGCACGCATGAGTTATAAGAAAATAAACGGAAAATATCGAATCACGATTTCATATCCGTTGAGCAACGGAAAGTATGGGCGCCTTTATGCGAGCGCAGAAACGCTCAAGGAAGCCAAAGAGAAAGAAGCCCTCATGACTGCACAGGTCAAAGGTCAGAAGCCTTCAGTGGCGACCTTTGGCGCCCTCTCGGAGCTTTATCTTGAGAGCTGTGTCGGAAAGCTCAGAACCACCACAATTCAACAATATCGGAACTCGCTCAAACATCATGTTCTCCCTTATTTCAAAGACTCTGTCTTCATCAAGATTTCAATTGAAGAGCTTCGACGTTGGAGAGCAAGCGAGATTGAGAAGGGCTACTCCCTGGAGACATTATCCAAGGGAAAGAAAGCCATCAACTGCGTGGTGGCTTTTGCTCAGCGTGAATATGACCTCACGAACAACGCATTCCATAAACTTGAACCATTCAGAAGGAATCCGGATGAAGTTGAAGAGGAAGGGGTTCGGTTCTGGACGCTCCCTCAGTTCCAGGAGTTCGAGAGAACAATCAAAGCCGAGCTCGAAAGAACTGACCCATGGTCTCCAAAGTATATCGGACTCTCTTCCACTTATGCGCTTTGCGCCATCTGCTTCTTTGCCGGATTGAGAAGAGGCGAGGCGAACGCTCTCAAAGTCGAGGACTACCACGACAACGGAGTTCATCCCTTCTTGGATGTCAAGCGCTCCGTTGCCCAGAAAGCCGGAAAAGGAATCGGCTATCTCGTGACCCCACCAAAGAGCAAACGCTCAGTCAGGAAGGTTCCTGTTCCTTATGCTCTGGAAGCAATCCTTCGTGACCACTTGCGTGTCCTTGCTCGCGTTCCTGGGTTCTCGCCTTCCTTCTGGCTTGTGGGTGGATATAAAATCGCACCGGATGAAACCATCAACGTGAACTTTCGCCGACTTGCCGACAAGGCGGACTTGCCACCCATCACGATTCACGAGCTTCGTCACTCCTATGCCACGATGCTTTACAACAGCGGAGCTTCCTTGGCAGTGATTGCCAAGTTGATGGGGCACACGATAACGAAAGTCACGGAGCTCTATTCTCACACTTATGACGAGACACTAGACAACGCAGTTGCTCTTCTGGATAAGCTCGAGAACAGCGCTCTTCATCGTTAATAAAAGAGGGCTACTTAAGTATATACGTAAGTATATGCAAGAGCCCTTTTTTCGATGAAAAAAACTGACCGAAAAAAAACCGAAAAAATTATAAAAAGCGAAAAAAAACCGAAAATATTTTAAGACTTTTTTAAGCTATAACTCACACTAAATCACACAAAAAGCCCATAAACACGATACTTTTTCACTTTTTGTCACATTTGCTCATTTGTTTTTTTCAGCCTCTTCAGCTCCACCATATCGTCCAAAAGTGCCCATTTTATGGGCTTTTTTTATTTCTCGACCGAAAATAAAACGAAAATATTTTTAATTTTTTCATTTTTTTGTTGCGTAGTGTCCTACACTAGTTTATAATGATGTCAGAAGCAAAGAAATGAACGCTTCGGAACAGGAGACCTAAATGACCGAAATCGAAAGACTAGCCGAAATCTGGAACGAATGCAGGCTCAAAGCCATCCGTTGCAGACACACCATCAACGCACCCATCTACCGACAGGAAGAAAGAGAAGCCTATAAGAAACTTCTCGAGCTCGAAGAGAAGGAAAGCTCCAGAGCATAAGCCAAAGGGTTCCAGGGCTCCCACCAAAAGCCCTGACATCTAAAGGAGAACACAAAATGAAAGAAATTAAAGAACTTCGTGAATATCTAAATCAATATAAGAAACACCTTATCGACTACTTGATGAAGGCATATGATGAATACCACTCTCTCCCCTCTGGTTCTTGTGAGGAGAATCGAAAAGCAAGACTTGCCTATGTTGAAAAATACGGAAAAGTCATCGCTCAATTATGTTATGGTCGAAGCAAAGCCGACTTCGAAGAAAGAGCCACCAAGATAGCAAACGATGATGCCGAAAGCAAATACAACGGATTCATCAGAAGAGTCGAGAAAGTCGGAGGAGAAATCTCCATCCCCACAAAATTAGACTTACTAATCGGAAACGATGGTTCACTCAATGGATGGATACTTTGCAACAACGGAAAAGTTAAAGTCACCACCATCCTTGCTTGGGGCGAAATCATCCGACCACACTTCCGAGTTCTTGTCCACTTGTTCAAATAGGGGAGACATCTCCCCTTCTTAATGCTACCATTGAAGGTCACAAGTCCTTATGAGAAAAGCAGAGTGAGAAAGAGAGAAACGATATGACAAAGAAAGAAATGATTAAAGAGCTTGTCCTTGCCTGGGTCAGAAACGCACCTACAAAGGAATATAGAGAGCACCGCTTCATTGACCATGACACCATGGAAAACCGCCTTGACAGAAAATGGACGAAAGAAGGAATCGAGTTCATCATGAAGAAGTTCAAAGAAGGAAAGAACATCGACATCCTCATTGACAAATACGCATTCTAAGAAAGGAGCAAAGAACATGAAAAACACATTAAAAGTTATTGAGCAAGGAACACTCGAGAGCGGATACGACTACATCATCATTGAGAGAACATACTTTAGAGGAGTGGCAATCACTGAATATATAGCTTATGTCGATAGAGTGAATGCTACCTTCAAAGACTTAGATGATGCCAAGGCATTCGCCGAAGATTACAGAGCTTAAACATAAAGGAGAAGCACAATGAAATATCATGGTCACATTATCAAGAAAGTTTATGACTCTTCCATCGACGATGGCGGAGACCCCTGGTATTATGAAATCTACACCAAAGACGGAAAGTATCTGAACAACACCTTGTTTCTTCAAAGCGCCAAGGACTACATCGACAGCGGATACGACGATAACTATCTTTAATAAAATGAAAGGAGAACATCATGGAAGACATCAAGAACAAATATGCACCCCAGGCGCGCTATGCCGAGAAGCTAAAGGCAAGGACAAAGATGTATCGCTTCAGACTTTACACCGACAAGGACGCGGACATCATCGAGTTCCTGGAGAACTACTCAGGAATGGCGAGTCGCTTCATCAAGGAAGCAATTCGTCAGAAGATGAGAAAAAATAAATAGAAGATGATATAATGAAAAAAAGAAAGAAAGAGGACATCAAAATGGAAAGAAAATTAGTAAACTTAAATGAAGAGACAATCAACACCGCCGAAATACCCTTTGGAATTAGTGAGTTCGAAGTAAAATGCGGAAGAAGAATCTTGATTCTCGAGATTACCAAGAACGCAAACCACACCACCTTCGCACTTCACACCAAAGAAGGCAAGAGCAAATATGATGGCAAAGGACTAGGACTTGTCACTCTTAATACAAGAGATATGATTATCGACAAGGATTTTGTCGCCGAATTGCCTAACTTCGCCGTATTGTTCGAAGCCTTTGGAAAGTCGGCGAACAAGATGAACATTCATCAAGGCGACTTGTTGTTCCCTAACATCGTTAAATAAAAGCGAACATTGCAAAAAGAAAGAGCGGAGACAATTCTCCGCTCCTTTTTTAGACTTTGCAAAGTTCAAAAAAGACAACTACATGAGAGTCTTCATCCCACCGCCAGAGTCATTCTCCTGGGTGGATTGTTCTTTGCTTTCTTTTGCCTTTTTCTTGGGCTCAGAAGTGGTCGGATTTTTTAATCTCTCAACCATCGCGAGTAAATCATTGATTTTCTTATCGCGTGCTTCCTGTGCCTTCTTTTCGCGCTCCTGGCGAGCTTTCTCTTCGGCTTCAAGTCTCTGCTTTTCCTTCTCGGCTTTCTTCTGAGCTTTTTCATCATTCAGCTTCTTGGCAGTCTCGAGAGCTTCTTGAGCTTTGCGTTGCTTTTCAGCGATTGCTTGAGGGTCGGATTTCTCGGCGAGAGATTCCACTAGAGCATTATCGTGAGCTTCTTGAAAGTTCTCAACGATGGCAACGATGATTGCAGGGAGACCTGCGACAGCTCCAGTTTCCTTGAGGACTCGAATCCAATCGAACTCGTTTCCGAACAAAGACATGATGTCGCCAGAACGAATCCAAGTGTCAACAATTGCACCGATGAATCCGAGAACGATGGGAAGGAAGACAAGGTACTTCGTGACCTTTTTCTTGCCTTCATCGCCAAGTTTCTTGATTGCAAGTTTCTTGACTGGAATCTTGATAAGTTGAGTTCCGAGGAATGCGAAGATAGCGATAAGAAGAATCGAGACCCCCCATTCGGTCAATAAGTTTGCGAAAGCATCCATTTTGTTGTTTCTCCTTTCTCCTTGTTGTTGTTCGGAGTCAAGGTCTCCGTTCTTCTATATTTTGAAAGAAATATAAAAGCCTTTACTAGATTTTTTGAAAGGGGAGCAAAAACTCCCCTTTTTATCGACATATTTTCAAGAAGTGGTGTCCCCGTGTTAAGCCTGTGTCAACTCAGTTCTTATTGCTTTTTTCTTTGAGCTTGTGCGATTCGACCCAGTTGTTCAATTCGGCAAACTCGGTGGGATTGACACCAAGTCTGTCACAAAGTGATTTGAGAGTTTTTCTTAAAATAGCAAACTCGGCGGAAGGGGTATATTTTTTTCTTACATCCGCATTGACCTTGGCGGAGTATTGATTTTCATCCTTAAGAAGGAGAATCTCCGCCTGGAGTTCTTCTACCTTCTTTTCAAGTTCGACAATTCTTTCTGTTTCGGTTTTCTTCAACATGGTTTTATTTCTCCTTTCAATTTTTTGAAATATTTATCCATCTTAAGCATTCGACCACGGCTGTCTGATTTCTTACAATGTGCTCTCCAAGACTGATAGCAAGCTTCAAGTTCTTTGAGAGACATGAATCCACAACTAACACGATTTACAAGTTTTTGGAGTTTTCTTCTTTCTTTTTTCTCTTTAGCGCGTGGATATTTGAGAGTGACTTTTCCGGTGTTCCAAAGTTTGTAGGAAAATCCTAAGAACATCATCGGTTGAGTGAGGGGGAAGATTTGAGTTTTCTTTGTAGAAAGTTTGAGTTCTCTTTCTTCCAGGAATGATTGAATCCGTTCTCTTGCTCTTTGAAGGGTTTCCTTGCTCTCACTTATGAGAACAAAATCGTCCATGTAGCGAACAAAGAGCGTGAATCCAAGTTCTTCTGTGATGAAGTGGTCTAAGTCATCGAGAACAGCCAGCTGGATGAGTTGGCTGACTTGAGAGCCTAAACCGATTCCCATGTCATCTCCAAAAGAATCGATGATGGCATTGACTTTTGAAGAAACAAACGAATTGTTCACTCGGTCGCTGATGGACTTCTTGGCCAGCCAGTGCTTCGTGGAACCAAAGAAGTCTTTCAGGTCACATTTTAGAACCCATCCTTCAAGTCCATGCTTTAAGAAAAACTCCCGATACATGTTGAGTAAGGTTTTTCTTGCATAATCGGTGCCCTTATCAATTTGACAGGCGCAGTTGTTAGCAATGAAGTTCTTTGTGATTTCTTTGTAGAGATAGTTGTCACAAAGGCTTCTCTGAAATACCCTGTCACGGAATCGTGTCGAGGTGATAGCTCTCTTCTTAGGCTCGTAGACAAAGAACTTTGAATACTTCTGGATGTGATAATTCCCGGAGATTAAGTCTTGCCAAAGCTTCAAAATATGCATGAGCGAATGGTTTGTGAATCCGGACACGCTGTCTTTCCAACGAACGTTTCTCCTGCACTTTTGAGCCGCCTTGTAAAGAGAGCCAAACGACAGAATCTTATCGACTACTCCAGGGTCATTTTTCCCTGGGTTTGATTCGCCTACTCGATGAGTAGGACTAGACACATGTTCCTTTGTTGACATTCATTCGTTTCCACCTTTCCGCACTTTGAGGTGCTTACTTGATATTTGGAGTCTTTTCTTTGACTTAATCAACGAATCCAGCACGGCCTGATTGGAATTGTTAGCATTGTTGTTGTTGACGTTACCACTCGTATTGACATTGCGCGTATTGTTAGCGTTGCCGGTGTTAGGAGAGCCGTGTAATAACATGTGTCTAACTATTAGAGCCATCATTTTCCAGATGGTCTTTTAGTCTTTTCTTGTCACTTGCAATCCATTTGCGGACAAGTGTTCTTGTTTCTTCCAAGGATTTTAACCAGTTCACGATTGTCGTGTCTGGAATCGTCGAACATCCCTTGTTCTCGTTGTAATTGTCACGATAGGCGATTTCCATCAAAGTCTCCGCCTCAATGAGTTTTCGGAAAGCTCTTGTCTGATATTCAAGTCTGTCTTTTGCGAAGTTCTCGTTGAGCTTCGTGAAGTTGGCAATGTCGACATTGACAGCAGCTTCATGGATACAATCGACAAGGGCTTTTGTGATACACCAGCGGTTTCTTTTCAGGAAGATATGCTCATTTGAGCACATCTTGTCAGTTAAAGACGCTAAGTCATACATCTTTGTCTGGACTTCAAGCTTTCCCTCTTTTCTTAGTGATTTTGGAACGGACATTCTTTTATTTTTTCTCCTTGGTTTCCCTGCCATCTCTCACGAGATGGCGATTTAACATGATTTAGATGATTGCAAAAGCCAGCACGGCCTGATCGGAATCGTAAGCATTGCTGCCGACGACGCCACCACTCGTATCGACAATGCGCGTATGGCCAGCGTAGCCGGCGCGAGGAGAGCGCAACCACCAGTATTGAGGAGCCCCCGAGGGGTTGGTCTTTATCAATTCTTTGTGGGTTGACCAGTCCGCGATTGTTCCACCGAGAAGGTTCTTAAAATAGGGATATTGGGCTCCTTCCACAGAATAGCCATTGACTCCCAGTTCTCCCAGAGAGATTGCAAAGCAGGTCTCTTCGGTCTCAACGCTTCCACCCCCGTCACAGATGTTGTTGAGGACGGTTGTTTTCTTGACCTTGCCAAGGCATTTGACAAGTTCAGGGTCAAGTCCATGAATGAAGCCATCGAGAGTTGTCGCCCAGGAAGGCGGTCTGTCGAACTCGGACTGAGACGTCCAAACAGAGCCTTTCGCCTTGTCGGAGTTTGCCCACTGGCGGAAAGCACTTTTTGCAAAATTGTTTGAGCCATATCGAGCCCTTGAAATATTGTTGATGTGAATGTCGCCAGTCTCGACAAGAACTCCGTTGTCACAGGTGCCAAGATTAGTTACTCCGCTAATTGCGGTGGTAGAGACGGCGATGTTGGCCTCGATGGCTGTTGTTGCGGTAGGACTTGCGAAAGTGCTGATTTTGCATGTCGAAGCCTGGGTGTTATAACCCCATCCGAACACAATCTGACCACTAGCAGGAATAGCCTGAGTAATTGTGAAGTAGTAAGTGGCGTTTCCTCCATAAGCGACATCATAGTTTCCGATTGTGAAGGAATAACTTCCGGCTGCAAGTCCGTTGGGGAAAGCAAACAGAGCTTGTGAGTTCGAGAACTGAACTCCGGTGAAGGTGTAGTGCATTCCTAAAGTCAGAGAGTGTGTTCTTGTCGTGTCGACCGGTCTTTCGCAGTCAATTCCAAGAACATCCATCACGATGTGACTTGCTGTTTCAATGACGTTGATGACATCATCAGCATGAGGCGTTCCAGTGATGGAGATTCCATATTCAGAAAGAACGACAGGCTCCGTTCTCAGAAGCCAAGCTACTCCGTCGAACAAAAACTCGAAGTCTTTTGTTCCAGCGTGTCCGACTTTGGCTAGAAACACATCTTCATTCACGCTCACGGCAAGTCCAGAGTTGGAACTTGTGGCGTTGATTGCAGTTGCCTTTTCAACCACAATCTGGTCTCCGACAGAGAAGAACTTGTGGGCAAGTCCATTCCTGACAATGTTCTGAATGTCCTTGAAGGATGTAACTTCCGAGGAACCGTCTTGTTTTGCACTCATCGCAGTGATGGCGGTTGCGATTTGTTCAAGCCCTTCCTTAAGAGCTAATCCATCGGCATGATTGATGATTCTTTCAGTATTATTTGACATGTCTTTTTTCTCCTTTTAATTTTTATAAAAATTAGTCAATGACGACATCTGCTACTCCGTAGTTGATTGACAGGAAGCCCTCGGAGTCGATGAAGAGGTGGGGAAGGTCTTCAATCGCCTTCAGTCTGCCTTCATAACCATTTAATGTGGCGATTGCTTCATCGGCTTCATCCATCTTGGCATCAACTTGAGATTCCAGAGTAGCCTTTTCCGTTGCAAACCTCGTGTCAATGCTTTCACTCAATGCTGTGAAACGTGCCTCGAAGTTAGCCAAGGCAGTGTTGATGGTGGTCTGCATGTTTGTGAGAGACGAGGTGATGGTTGTATTCATGGTGGAGATGGCGTTCGTGATTGTTGTCTCCATTGAAGAGATGGAAGAGTCAATCTCGGATTCCATATTCGCAATTGCAGAGTTAATGGTGGATTGCATTTGGCGGACTTGCTCAGCAATAATTCCAGAAAGTTCCCGATACTTTGTGTCAGTGTAATCTTCTGAAACCTGCAAGTTAGCGTCGGAGTAGCTCTTCGCAGTGGCGAGATTCGCGTCAGAATAAGCTCTCAGGAGCGTCTTGGCGCTTTCGATGGCAGAATATACCGCACCGCTGTTCACGAGCTTCGTGGAGCCACTTGTGGGCGCATTATCGAAGGAATTATTGAGAGTAAAAGGCAAGCATGCAATAACTGCTTTGACGCTGGTCTCATCCAGATAGATGGTCACGATGGCGGTGTAGTTCTGACCAAGGGGAAGAAGGTCAGCGACATAGTATGCATTCTGTGCGTTGTATCGAGTTTCGGTTGCCACAAGAGTGTCGTGGTATGTCGTGGCGCCGATTGTGAACTCGTATGGTATAACGATTTGATTATAAACGGATTTGAAGTCGGCAAAACTCTTCTCGGTAGTTCCGAGAAGGACACCATCCAGGAAGATGATTTCGCCTTGTGCTGTTCCTCGGATTGTATAGTCAGAAATAAACTTGTTGCTTTCGAACTCATCGTTGAGAGAGATTGTGACAACGTCTCCTTCTTGCTCGACGGAAATTGCATCATCGCCACTTCGAATAGCAACAGGGACGACCTCGGTGGAATCGGCAAGGCTCGGAGCAAACTCCACAGGGACATTCTCGATGTTTGTCGCCATGATAGCTCCGCTCTGAGCATAGCCACGAATCATGACTTTGAATCCAGGTTTTGCCAAGAACTCACGAGGAACTAGGACTTCATTGTTGGAAAGTTCCACATATTTCCAGTTCGAGAAGTGATACTGAAAATAAGCGCGTCTAGTCGGATAAGATTCCCAGGAATCATCAAAAGCGAAAGCCAGTTTGATGGAGTTGACGCTCCCTTGGACTGGAAGGCTCTCGAGTGAATCAAGGGTCAAGGTCTGCTTTTCAATTGTAAGATTGATTGTTCTCATTGTTCACTTTTCTCCTTTCTTTGTAAAACTGCTATAAAGTGAAATAAAATGACTAATTTCAGAAGACCACCGAGAGCGTCAAGATGTCGCTCTGGAAGACTTCTTTTTTGCTGTTCTCGCCTCTCAGGCGGACTTTGAATCCAGGGCGAGCGAGCACGAACTCAGGCACGAGTGCGGTCATGTTCTCATCAAGTGCGACTTCGATTTCCGCGCTTTCACGATAAGAGAAGAAGGCTTTCTTTACTGGATACCTTTCCCACTCCTTAGAAGTCTTGGATGCCACAGAAACGCTGTCGTGTGAGCTCTGTGAAGGAATCAAGAACGCTTCTTCGTTGATGAGATGGCTTTCTTTTGCTTTGACGTGAATTATCATGGTTCTTTCTCCTTTCTTTTACTTGCTCAATAGGCGCTTAATCTTGCCAGTCAATGAGCTTCTATAATATCCGAATGTGACCGACACGGAGTCCTTTGAAGCGAAGGAAACGGATGTCAATGTGGTCTCAATTGGATTGTTGCCCTTGTAGGGATATACAATCCCCTTTTTGAAGGGCTCGAAGCTCTCCAGGGGGATGTAGTTGTTCTTGTCGATGTTCGCGATGATTTGTTGTTCTTCTTCGGTTTCCGCGAAGACTTCTTTTGCCTTGGCAAGGGGTGGAATGTCGCCATCTTCGAATTGCCAGTCATCATAATAGAACACCTCAAGTCTTGCCGGTCTTTGCTCGTTTGCGGAGTCCGTTGAGATAGTTCCATCCGATTGCAAGAAATAAGAATAAGTCTCCGTGTGGAGCGTGTTCTCCGCCTTGGGGTAGCAGATGAGTGTTGTCGGCGATTCATCCGCGCCATAATCAATCGAGGTGTCCTTGATGAATGAATCTCTCAAAGAGAGGGTCACGCTAGTTCTCGAGGGGTTTGTGATGTTCACAAGAAGTCCATTCTCGGCAGTTAAGGAGACAACAACTCTCAACGCGATGTCATGAACTCGATTGATGTTGTTCAGATAGTCTCCCATGACTGGGTTCTGGTCGCTCTCTCTAAGGAGTGCGAGTCCGCTGGTGTTCCTGTTTGTGATGTTCATGTGGATGAAGCTCGGAAGATGATTCAAGAGAGCGTTCATTTGGATTTCAAGTTGCCTCTCAACTGAGATGAGTTGCGCACTCTCGTTGTTCGGTTTTGTCGCCATTTGGAGCGATGCAATATAAGAATAAAAGTCCTTGAATGTGAAGGATGTCTCCGTTCCGTTGTCAGTTTTGCCGATGATGAAACCACCGAATCCAGTCGCCTGGAAGGGTGTTCCACGCAGTTCTTCAGCGCTCAAAACAACAACATCATTGAGTCCGATGTTTTGCGCAGGGTAGCTTTTTGAATCAACAATGACAAGGCTTTTTGAACCGCCGGACACATCAAAGTTGACCTTCTTTGAAAGTGATTCGACAGCGCTGTAAAATGCAAAATTATTTTGCTTTTTAAAAAATAAAGCCATGTTAATCGCTCCAGTATTTCCTCATATAAGAGATATAAAGTCTCGTGATGTCGGTAGTCTCTGCGGTTAAAGTGTCGCCATTTTCAACAATACACTTTGTGAAATAGCCATCCGCGAAGCCCATTCTTGAGTAAGCCGGATAATATGTCGTATAGAATGTGCTATTTGCATAAAGACATACGTCAACCCCTCTCACGTTGCCGACAAAGGCGCTTTGCTCCTTGACCGCGAATGCGAGCCTCTTCGTTCCTAGGGGACTATAACCAGTGGTGTGAGAGTTCTTATCTTGACTCCATTTAAGATTGACGGCGGATGTTCCGACAGTTCCTGTGTCAAACCAGAAAGAGACTTCAGTCGGTGCTTCGGTTTGGACTTGGAAAGTCAATGCATCGGTTGTGTTCTTGGTATAGTTGACCTCTTCAAGCCACAACGAAGTCGCCACCATTGTGAGCGTTGCTATAATGTCAGCGCCCATTCTTTGGATTTTAGACAGAGAGATGGCGGTCACATAGCAGAACAAAGTCTTCCCAGTGTCGGTGTTTGTGCTCTTCAAGATTTTTCTCTGGAAATACTTCTCAAGTCTTGCCTTAGTCGGTGTTCTTGCGTCGGTTGATTCGAATATATCAAAGTCAAGTTCAGGCTCTGAAGAGAAAGCGATGAACTCTTGCATGAGTGCTTCTGCCTTCTTCAAGGCAGTTCCTTTGAAGATGATATTTCCGGTCAAGGTTCTTCTTGCTGGTTCGAGTTTGGTTTGAGAAAATCCAAAGTCATTGTTGTTGATGTAGCTTGCGTTCTGGGAGTAGCTTCTATTCAACGAAAAAGGAGAAGCGGATGTGAGAGCCATGTTCCACTCTCTCTCCACCTCGGTGTTGTTCTCCACGTAGGCTTTGTTTGCAGTAATTGCGAGCGAGTAAGTTCTCATCTTCGATTCTCCTCTCTGTTCGTTTAGATTTGTCTTCCGATTTCCTCATCGATTTCATCAATTGAGAAGTGGGAAGCAGTTGTGTTGATAGTGACATAGTAGGTGTTTCCACCTGTTGGCGCTTGAGCGTTGTTTCTTGCTCGAACTCCTGGATGCCAGTGTCCTAGATTGTCATACCAAGCATCACCATTCACCATGTCGTCTTCATAGCCAGGTGCTGGGATTCCTTCGGAGAGACTTGGCGTTGGCAGTTTAGAGCCATTATTTCCGTCTTCTTTTAAGCCGAATACTTTATCTAAGAAGTCCGCAAGCTTGCTCAATAAGTTTAAGAGAATATCGTGTTCCAAGAGTTTGTTCAGTATTTTGGCGATTCTATCAATAACCTCTAACAAAGGACTCAAAAGAGTGAGAATCGGTTCGAGTTTCTCGAAGATGATTTCGAGAGCCTCAATGACATTCGAGAGAGTTTCGCCGAGAAAGTTCATCAATTTCTGAATAAGTGGAGCAAGTTTTCCAGTCAAAAGAGTATGCAATCGTTCAAAGAAATCTTTTAAATACGGCAAAATGTCTGCAACTAAAATTAAGAAATCGTTCTTGATGTCGCCCATCGTGTTTGCAATGTCGGCGGACACATCCGCCTGTTCTTCAGTCCAGATTCCTTCAGCGTTGTCTGCTAAATCTTTGACCGCTTCTGACCCCTTCTCAATCATGGGAAGAATGGCGGTTGCATATCGCTGACCGAAGATTTGGGTTGCATAGTTGAGTTTCTGGTTCTTGTCTTCGACTTGATTCAAAGCGTTGATAATTTCATAGAAGGCGCCCTCGGTTCCCATCTCGGAGAGTTCTTGTAAGTTGAGTCCGAGCTTTTCGAGAGTTTTCGTTGCCTCGGTTGAGTTGTGACCGGCAATATCAGAGAGCACTCCGTTGACTTCAAGGAGTGACTTCTTGACGGAGTTCTGAGACACACCCAGGAGCTGACCAGCAGCGGCAAGTCTCTGGAACGCTTCCATCGCGATGCCGGCTTCATTCGCTTCCTCTCGGATGTCACTTGCAGTTGTCACGGCGGAAGTTGCCGTCTTAATAACTGCGGCAATCGCTGCAACTATAATCGCGACTTTGCTCTTGATGTTGGTTGCCATTTGACCGATGTTTTTCGAGCCCTTATCGCTCATTTGACCCATGTCATGCTCGACTTTTTTGGCTTCCATGGATGTGGTCTCAAGTTCATCGTTTAAGCGTTGCACTTGTTGGACTTGCTTCTGGAGTTTAGATTCAGGAATCAAGCCTTTTTCGCTTGCGTCCTTCATCTGAGCAAGAATGTTCTTCTCTTTGCTCAGTTGTTCATTTAAGAGCTTGATTCTTTGGCGGAGCAAGTCGAACTTCTTCTGCATGGAGTTTAACGGATTGATGTCAAACTTCATGTTCTTGTTGACTTTCTTCAACTCCTGTCCGTTGGTCTTTAAGTCGTTTTTAACATTAGAAAGACCACGCTCAAGTTGCGTGGTGTCAAGCCCGATTTCAATGTTCAAGCCCTTTACATTTTCAGCCATTTGCGTGGTTCCTTTCTTTTAAAGTAAGTCCATATCGTGTTGAGTTGCAATGCGGATGGATTCGACCGGTTTGGATGGTTTTCCCTTCGTTGCCTCATCCAGGAGACCGAACTCACGAATTGCCATGTCTTGGAACATGGAATAAGGGATTTCCTCTAAATCCTGGAGACTCAATCCAAGGCGCTTCGATACGCTCAACAAGTCACACTCGAAGAAATGATTGTTGATTTCTCTTCTTCTCAGTTCTTCAGGAGTGAGTTCTTTTTTTTCATTATCGTCTTTTGAATAAGAAGCCAGAGCTTTTGACTCTGGCTTTAGGAGTTTTTTGTGGCTTCAACAGCGTTGTTGGTTTCTTCCATGGATTCGTTCAAGAAGTCAGTCACTTCTTCAGTGATTCTTCCGAGCTCATTCATAGGAATGTCATCGCAGAAATCGTCGAAGCTCATCTTGCCGACAAGAGTAGGCTTTGCCATCGCGAAAGCCACTCTAAGTCCGACAAGCTCATCTAATTTGTCGCTTTTAGAGATAGCTTCAACAAGGCTCTCTCCGAATGCGATTTTATAGTTGAGATATGCACGAGTGGAAGAGAAGAGAAGGATTTCCTTCTTTTCCCCATTCACACTGGTGTAAACAAGTTTTTTGGTGTTCATTCTTTTTCTTTCCTTTTCATCAAATTAGACCGTAAAAGTGGGAAGAGTGAAGGCATTTGTGAAGAGAGTCGCATAGCCACTCTGACCTTCATCGATTCTCTCTTTGATGGCGAACTTATCATTCGCTAACTTGACAGGATAAGCGGTCAAGTTGATGGTATCGTTTGCGAAAGTGACGCTCTCGGTGTTGGTGGAGTGGTCGCCCTCATCGATGGAATTGACTTCACAGATGAAAAAGACATGTCTTGCGTGTTTGGCATCGCCTTTGACTTCGAAGCCGAGGGCAATCTTTTTCTTCACATCGTTGACGACTTGGACGAGTCCACCTCTGGTGCTTTCTAAGTAGCCGAGGACATCTTTCTTGAAATCGTCAGACACAACGCTCATCTCAAGACCTAAGGTGGTCGATGTGGTAGAGGTGGCGACATAAATGACTTGGTCGTCAGCGTATTGAGCGGAAGTGTTGCTATTCTCGGAGACATTGAGAGAAATCGCGGTGGGAAGGCTTTTCCATGCTCCGAAAGTTGGGGTTTCGCCTTCTGTGACCACGGCATAATGGACATTTGATAGTCCAAACTTAACTTTGTTTGCAGTGCTAGGCATTGTTTATTTTCCTTTCTTTGTGGAGAAATCATAAGCCTTCTCCTTTGGCTATTGTTTCTTTGACTTTGTTCTCCATGATGGGAGAATACTTGTCAATGAGGTGTTGTAAGAAATGACGACCCTGGAAGGTTCCACCGGACTTTGTCAGGTGGTCATTCTCCAGTAAGTGGACGATTCGATATTTTCCGTTGATTGCGTGAACGCGGACAACTTTCTCCGTGGCAGTGTCGACTATCGGTGTCGTTCTCCATGAATCCGCCAAGTGGTGTCGGTGGTTTGGAGTTCGACCGATTCCGGTTGTTGACATCTCCTGGGGAATGTCGCTTTTGAAGTCTTCTGCGACTTCTCCCACAACATCCGCCAAGTTTGAAGCCACAGCGACTCCATATTTCTCGATAATGTCGGCGACTTGTTCGCCTAACTCGTCAAGACTTATGGTTTTTGCGTTGTTCATTTCTTGAAGACCTTTCTCGCGGTATACGTGACCACGCTCTTCTTTGAATTGTAATCGTAGAAGGTGGAGTCATAGACGAGGCGCCATTCGGTGTTCTCGAAGGCTTCCTCAAGGTCTGCTCTAATCGTTTGGAATCTTTGGCTTTCAAGTGAGTCAGGAGTCACTATATCAAGACCGAAGATGACATCCACATCGGTGACTTGGTTATCCGCCCAGTGTCGACCATTGAAGTTCGTGACTTCGTATATAAGACATGTCTTAGTTTGCGTTGATTCCACGTTATTGATGGAACGGAAGAAGGGAGTCTTTCTTGCCTTTGACAAGACTTCTTGAGATGTTGTGTCTCCGTTTACGAAGCCCTTCGCCTCAAGAACCCCTCTAAAATCGGCATAGACGACGTTTTCAAACTCTTGCCATGTCATAAGCCCCACCTCACTTTGTCGAAGGCTCCTGGCTCGATTTCGAGCGCTCGGAGCACATATCTGGTGCGACCCTTGTCGTCATAGGCATCCACGCTCGTGATTGAGTATGTTTTCAATCCGAAGAGTGGTCTTTCAAACTCGATGAAGTCGCCAGCTTTAACCGGTCGGCGATTGATTTTGAACTGACAAGTGGACTCGATTGATGCCTCTCGATTTCGAATGATTTCATTCGCGGAGAGCTCTCTGAACGAGCACTTGAACATCTCTTCTTCATCGGCATTGTAGTAATGCTTTACACGGACGAGACCGGAGACAGAGTTGATTTCTTCGGCATGGTAAATTCTTATCTTTCTATCGAGTCGTTCCATCTTGCTCTTCTCCCTTCTCTTCGTGGGCTATGTCGATAAGGTCGGCGAGATACATGTCAATGGTCTTCTGGTGGTCGGCGGAGCGATAATACATATCTATTGCCACGAACTCAGCGCATACTTTGGCAAGAGAGGAGCTCTGCCCCCAGTTCTTGCCTGTTCTGCGATATATGAAATCGGAGACACGCTGAGAGAGCTCTTGAGCGTCTCCATCGTTGATGGAATCTTCCTCAAGGTCGAGCGCGTTTCTAACTTCTTTGATAGTGAGAATTGCGGTTGCTTTCATTGCGTGTCTCCTTTTTTCAATTAGTTTTTATTGTTTGATTTGCCTAAATTAGGCGGAAAGTTTGGCATACTTGAAGGCTTCAGAAACAGCCTTTGTTGCAGCCTGTTGGTTGACCACATAAGTGGTGGTTCCCTTAGTGGCTTTTCTTTCGGTTTCAAAGTGCATAGGAGATAAGAAGTTGACCTTGAAGAAACGAGAAACGTTTCCGAAGATGATGTCGCCATCGTCGAGGTTTTCTTCAGCTTCAACAGGAGCATTCGTGATGAAGCGGATTCCTTCAGGATTATTCACGATGGGGATGATGTAGTCGCCGTGACTATCTTTGGAGAAGGCGACTCCGTCATAGGCAGTCTGGGAAAGATAGAGCTTAGCTCTTCTTCTGTATTTGCCTTTTAAGGCTTTGATAAGTTTTTCGATGACAGCGAGTTCGCCACCAGCGGAGTATGTTTCAGCGGTCAAACCAGCAACGATGCCAGAGACACGACCATCTTGGCCGGTGCCATAGACGACTTCGGAAGCCCAGTCTTCAGAAAAGTCGGCTTCGAGTTCATTTAAGACATAAGCGCCTAAGTCGAAGTCAGTCATGTTGGATAATTCGTCAGTGACAACGAGTTGAGTCTGTAAAGTGCCGACAACAAGGTTGAGCTTATCCCATTTCCATTGAGCGTCAGCAACTTCGTTTCCTTCAGTCTTGACTTGGGCTTTGGTTCTAGATTTTCTATAAGGTAATCCAACTAAGCCAGGAATAGCGTAAGGAGCTAAATCGGCAAGGATAGGAGATAAGGCGCCGTCTTCTCTCAATAAATCTAAAACGATTAAAGAGGGGATGAGCTGTCCGCCATTGTTGACTCCATCAACGCTGGCAGTTGCCTGGACGAAGGTGGTGGCAGTGGTGGTCAAGGAAGTGTCTAAAGCTCTTTCCTTGATGGTTTCTTCGGTAATAGGTTTGTTTCTTAATGCCATACCGAATAAAGTGATTTGAGATTCTCTTCTGGTTAACATTTTCTTTGTTTCCTTTCTTTGAGCGACTTCTTCATCTTTCTTGGCTTTTTCGAGTTCGCTCTGTTCTTTCTCGATTAAGCTGTCTCTTTCCTTGGTCTTGGAATCCTTTTCGGATGCGATTTCAGCAAGTCGTTTCTCAAGATTGGAGACTTCGAGAGTTCTCTCCTCAATGCCTTTCTCATCGGCTTCTTTTAATTCGTTTTGAATCTGAGAAAGTCTTTCTTTGCTTTTGCTTTCCTCGGCTTCCAAGGCAAGGAGCGCCTCGTTAAGGGCTTGAATCAATTCACGATAATTCATGAATGGTTCTCCTTTCGTTTAGTGACTCTCTCCAGAGTCGAGCAAGCCTTTGATTTTATCGAGAAGGGCTTGTCTTTTCTTCTCGACCTCGAGCGCGTTCTTGCGGTTCTCCAACTCTTCCTTTAACTTCTCCAAGTCATTGGAACGAACGGCACTGATTGAGGTGTTATCATACGCGGGGAACTCCACCGCGGAGACATCATATAGTTTGCGGACTTTCTGAACGTGGAACGTGTGGTTGTCTTCGTCATAGGCTTCCTGGGAAGTCGTAAAGGCAAAGGACATTCTGTCGAGTAAGCCATCGCGGACATCCTTGTAGAACTGAGCGCATCTCTCGTTGTCCTTGGGAAGTTTAGCTTTGAAATAGACACCATCTTCGCGAACTTCTAATTCGAGAGATTTGTTTCGAGTTCTAGCAACTGCGAAGTTGCCGTCTCCATGGTTCACGTTGAGAACAACATCACTCATGTCGGCTCCATCAAAGGAATCTCTTTCGATGACTTCTTTGATGTCATATCCGAGACCGGTCATAGAGCCAGGATAGAGGATTGTCTCATCATTGAAAGTGACAGGTTTTCCTTCAACGTGATAGAAAGCATCATCGACGTTTTGAGCTTCTTCTCTTGCTTTGAGTGCAAGGTCGAGAAGGCGGATTTCTCTGTCTTTTCTTTCAAAAGGGTTTTTATTCATTGTTTTGGTCTCCTTCCTGACTCTCTTCATTGGGAGTCGGTTCGTTTGTTATGTTTTCATCCTGTGGGAGTCGGTCAAGTCTCTTGATGAGAATGTTCTCTTCAGGGGGAAGAGGGTCGACTCCGGCAAGTCTGCGGATGTCATTTGTATAGTAATAACCGGATTGAACTAGAAGCTGTCCGGCTTGTAATCTATGAGCTTGAGAAGCTGTGAAGAGGTAGCGAGTGTCGACAACGATTCGGCGACCGCCGGCAATTGCTTTCCTGGATAAGAGCTTCAGGGATAACTCAACTCCTAGCTCATCGGCGAAGGGGTCAACCGAAGTTTCAACCCAGTTGTTGTATTGGTCATCAGTAGCGGTGCCATCGACAATGCTCTTGCTCACTCCGAAGTAAGTGTATATTTGGTCAATGAACGGAGTGACTTTGTCCGTGCCAGTCCATGCATTGTTGGAGTTGATGGGAACGATGCCTTCGCTCGCATCAGAATAAAGAGCTCCGTTTGCTCCCACTTCTGAAATAAGTTTATTCAATCGGTCTTGACGCTCTTTTCTTTGGTCATCGGTAAGGACACGCGTTGAAGTGGCGATGAAGCGCACGATTCCAGCGTCCTTGATTGACT